TCTATCGGGCTTATTATGTATTGTAGGCTTGATGTTTGGGCGCTTTGGTATGCCGTGTCCGTTGATTTTTTCCACTCAACAACATAATAGTTAACAAGCGAAGTTGACGCATCCCATGTGACCAATAAGCTAGGAATAACACTGCCGTCACTACCTAAACTTGTTGTTTCTGTCACAGTTACATTAGTTGGAGCCGAAACTGTTAACCCGTCATCAAGGTCAAGCTCGCCCTCAGTGAAGAAATCTATTTGGTCGCTTGAAGTCCAATCGTAAACAGCCGCAGATGTTTCTATGAGATTTAGATTAACGACAATAGCGCCATCACCTGCAACTTGCAGACTGTAATCTACAACCTCAAACGGCTTTTCATCCCATCCCATTTTGTTGTTTGAAACAGTAATGAAATCACCAGCCTTGAATTTAAGACCTGCTAGGTTTACGGGTACAGTGACAAAGGTCTGCTGTCTCGATTTTAACAAGGCTATCTTAGCTAACCGCTGCGCCCGCACGTTATTAGTCACGAACGGAAGCGTCATATCTAAGTAAACTGGGTCGCCATCTTCTAAAGCGTATGTGCTGCTTATCTGGGCTGGATAGTCTGCTAGTGTGTAGTTCTTTTCTTCAGATAAGAAAACGCCCTTAACGCCGTTATATAGGCTTCTTCTTGATTGCTTGGTTTGAACCTGTATATCACCAACAATCACAGACTCATCAATGTTTATCGTAGGTGTTGAATAGGCCGAGCCAGTGATAAAGTATTTACCACCAGAAAACACAATACGCCCGCCCATACTGGCAAGCATAGACTCTATGTTTTCTTTAATGCTTGATGATGTGTCAATAACGCCATCCAGCGAATACCGAAGTTGATTGCCGCCATCAATGGTTACAAGCTCATCACACAAATTGGCTGTAGCGTTTAGTGTTGTTGAATCAATCTTTTGTGATGTTTCGCCAAGGCCGTAGCGTGTATCTAAAATGTAGTCGCGAATACATAAAGCAGGGTTTTGGCTCCATGCGGTCAACCCAGTTCTTGGGTCTAAAACTTTCTTTCCACGCACAACACATGAAATATTTGGTATGCCTTGCGGGAATTTGTCCGCATCCCATTTTAGCCTTACTGCAATGTAAGCGGAGCCTAATACTTTGTGGTCGGTCGTCCAGTAGACGGATTCGTTTACCAAATCCGAATCAGCGGTAGTCTGTGTGCCATCGTACCTATTTATTCGAACATAGTCAGCCCAGTCTGACAGATACCCAGTCCCAGACTGCCAAACCTTTTTATCGTTAAAGTAGATTTGCTCGTAACCGTCTATCTCATGGCCAGCAAGCACAATAACCATGTGCAGGTATTCGTTTTTGCTCCCACTATTGGCCACAAAGATTAACGAGCCACCAACACGCGCACGGCCATAAACTATTTTTCTACTACTGGCTGGCTCTCTGACCGTTGAGGTCATGCCCTGCATTGCCGATGCTAGGCTTGGTTTTGGCATTAATGCACGGGATACGATAGACAGCCCCGCACCAATTGCAAACGCCGTAGCCGCTGCCGCCCAACCAATAGCAAGCGTACCAGCCGCCGCCATAGCGCCACCAACCGACATTAACCCCGCAACAGCTGCAACTGCCATTATTTATCCTTTAACAATTTTGAGTAAACGCGTTCGGTTAATTCAAATCCATTGCGTTCTAAGATTGCATCAAATGGCGCGTGTGCCTTCGTGTTAATAACCAACAAAGTAATGCCTTCGGCCTTAATCTGCTCCTCAACAAACTTGATTAGGCGAATGCCTGCCGTGCCTTTCCTGTGTTTCGGCGAAAGGTAGATAATATCGTTGGTAGCGAATAGGTGGTCTTGGTAATGCAATGACTTGCTAATGACCACAACAAAGTAACCAACAAGCTCGCCGCCCTTTCTGGCTGTATAGACTCTTAAACCATTTATCGAATCATATTTGGCGTACTGCTTCCAATCAGGGTTTAGCTTAATCACATCCCTGTGTAATGCAATTGCATTGTAGTGTTCTTCAATAAGCGGCTGAATCTCGCGCTTAACCTGAGTGTAGCTTTCTAAGGCAAATTCTAATTTCATATTAAAACCGGAAACTTGGGATATTGCTTGAGCCAGAGCCAGTCCCGTAACTAATCGGGCTTGCGCTCTTATTACCCCAAACTATTTCCTTCTCCTGTATTTGCGCGACAAACTCAAAGCCCTTGTCGGTTGGGTAATCAATCTTCTGGTCTTCTGCTGTATTTCGCCTGACTCGCGTGCGGTCAAACTCAATCAATCGGTTTTCAACAGTCACAGAAATAGTGGCAGTCTCGCCGCCACTAGAAATATTCATAACATCCATGAAGCCAGAAAAAAGCACAACAGGCGAGGATATGATATCGCTATTTTCATCAAGCGCACCAAGCGACACTTCAAGCGTTCGCCCTTGGTAATCGGCATCCCTTGCTTTTGATATTAATGGTTCACCAATGCCAGACAGCAAAACAGTCACCCCATTAGCGGCAAGTTCGGTGTTTTCTGATATCTGAGAAACGCTTAATAAGTTGCCAGCGCCAACGTACAGCTTGGAGTTATAGGTTATCTGCCCAATCCCTGACCAGAAGTTTAGCTGCCCGCCGTCTGCCGCATCAAAATAGCAGTCAACAAATAAAACGGGTCTAACAAGTTCGGCAGTGGATACCGCCTGCATTTCTGTAGATAAAGAGCGACTCATAACGCCTCAACACAAGCAAATGTAAATCCGTAAATACTGGCTTCGTTAATAGACCAGTTAACCTCGTTACTTGCTAACCGCCAAATACCTTGTGGTAAACTAAAGTCTAAATTAGTCGAAGTGCTAACAGCTTGACGCATTGGTGGCATTACGTCAAATGTAGTGCTGCCCACATTGGTGATAATGTATAAGTGGTCACCCAGTTGGAAGTAATCACCAGCACCAGCACCCGTCAGTGTACCCGTAACAGTCGTAGCACCCGCTGAGGCGCTCGTAATGGCTCCTGTGGCAACGATATTGTGCAAAGGGTTGCCCATGTAGAAGGTTCCAGCTTGACCCCGTAGGCGCGCTAAGAATGCCTCTACCGCTTTAGCCTCTGATCTATTTAATGGGGGCAATGATACCTCAGCTTCCCACATTACACCTTGGTGCTGGTAAACCTGCTGGTCATAAGTAAACGGGGACGAGCTTAAAGCGACAGCGGAGCGTAGCCGCATCGTAATCCCTTGAATACCTACATCTGGAAAGTTAATCGCCATTATGCGCCTACCAATGCTTTAGAGTATGAACCGCCGCGCATTCTAGCCTCGGCAACTGCCGATTTAGCCGCGTTGGAGATTTGCGGCATTAGGTTAGCAATCTCAGCGCGTACGGTTTGCTGTACACCTGTGGTTACGTTGATTACTTGGTTGACAGTAACGCCGCTACCGCCACCTAATTTGTTGTTCGGAATGATTGCTCCAGATTGGTTGGGAACGAATAGCTCTTGACCTCGCTCGCCTACCATGTAGGGCGTGCCTGCCTGTACTGAGCCGCCGATAGCTTTGCCGCCACCTCCAGCGCCAGGGGTTGGGGTAGAGCCTCCACCGATAAACCCAGTAATAGCGTCAAACAAAGGCTTAGTGATGTAATACTGAACGAGCATTTTAATCAGTGAATCAACAACCGACTTAGCCATTGACCGCATTGCGTCACTAAACTTTTTCGCGCCAGTGATCGCGTCAGTAAATGACTGCGTAAAGTTAGACATTGCGCCACGAGTTAGGCTTTCAACGCTTTGCTCTAGTGTTGGAATCTCACCACTTACCAAGCCAACCGTTTTCTTGAAACTTTCCCCAATGCGCTCAAACACGGTTAGAGCTTCTGGTAGTTTGTCGTCTGCGTCTTTTGCTAAATCATCGAAAACGCCAGTTGCCGCAGGTCGCAATTGATTAATTGCCTCAACCAACTTAGCAATATCTGCTCGCGTATCAGCGCCAGCAACCAAGTCAAGAGTATTAGAAGCCTTAAATAGCTCCTCTTGCCACATCGCAACTCGATCAGTTATTCGGTCGTATTCAGCCCTTAACTCTTCAAGGCTCATTATCTGACCGTTATACATTGTTGAGCCGCCAGCCTCTGCCTCCTGCATTAGCCAATCCAGCTCGTCTAAAGCCTTTTGCGCCTTCTCAACGTCTTTTGGGATTCGCTCTAATGGGTTCTGCTGAGGCAACCCCCACTTAAAAGTAAAGGCATCCTGTAGCTTTTTCGCCTGGCCTATAAGGCTGTTTATATCCCCCTTAATATTTATAAACGCAATACCGAGAGATTGCACGATATCAAGAAAGGCGTTTACCAAGAATTCAGAGAATTGCTTAAAGCCGCCCCTAGACTCGACAGCTTCTTTAACGAGCGTAACTATGCGGTCACTAACCAACTTAATCGCTGGCGCAATACCTGCAACGAATGAATCGCGCACACCAATAGCAACACGACCCATCCTATAAAGCGAATCACTGGCCTGCTCAACACCCTTGGCCGCATTTGATCGCATGATAAGGCCAAGAGACTCAGCATCGTCAAACATACCTTGAAGACCGTCAGAGCCATTGTTAAGCATGTTGACTAGGGCAACACCCTCGGAGTCAAACAGCTTGAAGGCTAAACGTAGCTTGTCGGTCTCACTAGATACATTGCCGAAAGCGTCAGCAAGGACAGCCATGCGCTGGTCTAGGGGTAAGCCCGCAAGGTCACGAGCATTAAGCTGTAGCTCTTGAAGTGCGCCTTTAGCCTCGCCTGTACCCTTAACCGCTTCTGACAGCCTTCGAGTGAAACGCTGCATAGCCATATCTAAAGTGTTTGTCTCAACACCCGATAGGTTGGCCGCGTACCGTAATGCACTTAATGCTTCGGTGGTTGTGCCGATCTTTGAAGCTGTTTTAGCTAGGGCGTCTGTGGCGTCTATTGACGACTTGACCATATAGGCAAAGCCGCCAGCACCAGCAACAGCAACAAGACCAGCCTTTAGCCCTGTAAGTGCGCCAGCAACGGCAGAAATCCCGCGAGTAGCAGAACCGAAAGCGCCCTTTGTCTTATCAAGAGCAGATATTACAATTCTAACGCCCGCTGGATTCATCTCTTTCGCCTATCAATTTATAGTAAGCAATCCATTCATTAAATTCGCTTACCGAGATTTGTTCAATCTCATCAATTGTCTTGTGTAACCGATCCGCAAGCGAGATTAGGTTAACCCGC